GCTACGGCAACGGCTACGGCTACGGCGACGGCTACGGCGACGGCACGATCTCGAAGAATTCTCGACGGAGGCGCAGTTAGATGACGAATTGCGATTGTCCGCACCCGGCGATCATGCACGTTCCATTGCCGCGCTTCCGTTCGGCGGTTTGCATGGAGCCGTTTTGTCCCTGCCTAGGAACGACGGACGATGAGGCGATTCCTGAGCATGTGGAGGATGACGAATGAAGCGCGTTGTTTTGATCGATCTGTCCGCGATCTATTGGACAAACTTCCACATTTCGGCCGAGTCAGGTATCCGCGAACCTCGCGCCGCAACAGTTGCCGCAGTTAAACGAATCGCTGGCGACGAAGCCGGACTGATTGCGATCTGCTGCGATTCGGGGAAGAGTTTCCGCAAGGAGTTGGCGCCGACGTACAAAGCGAACCGGGAGAAGCAACCGCAAGCCGCATATGGCGAACTGGAGAAGACGAAAGAACGCCTGCGATTAGACGGCTTCCTTCTCTGGGAGGTCGAAGGATTCGAGGCAGACGACGTCATCGCAACCGCTTGGAAGCACGCGACCGACGCAGGACATGAGGTCAGGATCGCGACGTCGGACAAGGATCTGTTGCAGCTCGCCGGAGTTCGGACGGACGTGCTTCGCACACATACTTGGACCGTCGTCACGTCGCGCGACGTGCTTGAAAAGTTTCACATCGAACCGGAGCAAATGCGTGATTTCCTCGCGCTCAAGGGTGACACCTCGGACAATATTCCAGGTTGCCCCAAGATCGGAGATATAACTGCGTCAAAACTCCTCACGACGTATGAGACCATCGATCGCATTTACGAAGCGCTGGATGCTGGTAAGGAGGTCGCGACTAAGTCAATCGAGGCGAGCTTGCGCGATCATAAAGCGGACGTCATGCTCAGTCGGCAACTCGTTACGCTTCGCTACGATGTTCCGCTCAACTTCCAAGAGATTTACGAGGAAAGGCAGGCTAAGCCATTGACGAATGTCGAAGATGATGCTCCGGAGATCGTTGGCCCAAAAGACGGCGCCTCCGCTGGCGAAAGTGCCGAAAATGCGGAGGTATCGGTCTCATCGAATTCGGAGAATTCATCCGAGTCTGCCCAAGGTGCCTTGGTCATGGCGCCCGTCGAATTCACGCGCCAACTTGAGCCGCGTTCATTCCGCGAGTTGACCATCGGTTGCAAGATCCTTTTCAACGCTAGGATTTACGAGAAGTACCCGAGCTACGAATCTATGGTCGGTGCCGCGCTTCGCGGCCGAGAAATGGGCTACGGATTGGGCGCTTCGCTCGATGTTTTCCACGTCATGGATATCAACGGCAAGCGTTCGCTCGCGCTCCATGCTCATGCGATCGTCGATCGGGCGCTGCAAGATCCTGACTGCGAATATATCGAATGCCTGGAGACGACAGGGGAGAAGGCGACTTACGCACTAAAGCGGAGATCGCGACCAAAGCCGTTTGAAATCACGTACACGATTGAGCAGGCCAGGCAAGCTGGTCTCATTCGTCCGCGCGGCAATTGGGAACTGCGACCAGCGGAACAGCTCCGGAAAACTGCGGCCGTCCAGGGTTGCCGCGTCGTATTCCCCGGGGCTGCAATGGGTCTTTACTGCATGGCTGAATTAGGAGCAGATGAATGACCTTCATCGGCATCGATCCCGGTTTGACCGGCGCGTGCGTCTTTCTGCACGAAGATGGCACCGTCGAATTCGTCGACACTCCGACGATCAGGCAGGGCGGCAATGCGAAGCAGGTTTACGATCGCGCGCTCATGGCGACGACGCTACGGCAGGCGGCGCATGAAATGGATTGCCACGTCTATATCGAGCGCGTTCATGCGATGCCGAAACAGGGAGTCGCTAGCTCGTTTTCGTTCGGCACTGGTTACGGCGTTTGGCTCGGCATCATCGCTGCGTTTCAGTTGCCGCATACGCTCGTGGAGCCGGCGCGCTGGACGAAGGAGCTGTTGCGAGACTTGCCGAAGGGAGACGGGCGGTCGGTCATTCGGGCAACGGAGCTTTACCCGAAAGAGGCACCGCACCTTCGCACCGAACGCGGGCGCTTGCTTCACGGGCGAGCCGACGCGCTATTGTTGGCACATTACGGGAAAATCCAATCCGAAAGGGCTCTCAATGACTTCCTCATCAACTCGTGACGAACGCGACGAACTGATCGACGAAGTAGAAAAGGAACTTCGGCGCGGCACGAAGCTGGAACCCGAACGCGCCCTGCATGCCGCGCTCCGTCTCATCGTCCGCGCCAGAATGCGCGGAGAAATCGGCCCCGCCCGTGACTAGCACGGGGCCGCTCGGTTACGCGGTTGCTTCGGCCGAGGCTTCCGGCTTCGGCATCGGCGCGGGCGCGTGGTTTTTCGCCTTCGCTTTCTTCGGTGTGCTCAGCTTCGCGCGCTCCACGAATTCGCAAACGATCTGTGCCATGGAGACGCCGCGCGCCTTCGCGAGCCGACGGAGCTTCGTCTTGACGGCGTCGGAGCCGTGGACGATGATCGGGTACGTCTTGCCGGTCTTCTTGTTCTTCTTCGGTGCATTCTTGGCCATGATGGCCTCCTTTTGATTAGGAGGATAATCGGGATATGGAATCTGTCAAGCAAGAAATTTCTTTAAAAAACTGCGACTGCATCGAAGGCATGACGGAGCTAGGACCGTGGTCTGTTGACCACATAATCACCGATCCACCATACGACGCAGAGACGCACGAAAACGCGCGCAGCATGAAAGACGGCGGATCGAATATCGATATAGATTTCAAGCCCCTGCAGAATATGATCCACGTCGATTACTTCATGCAGCTAGCCCGTCGATGGTCGATTGCATTCTGCTCGCTTGAGCAACTTGGAGACTATAGGCGCGCGGCTCGCGCCGGCTGGATCCGCGCTGGGCTATGGGTACGCACGAACGGGACTCCGGCTTTGACGGGCGACCGGCCCGGACAGGGAGGCGAAGGAATCGCAATCATGCATCCGCATAAAGATCGGCGCTGGAACGGCAAGGGCCAGCGCGGATATTGGCTCGGCCCGATCTCCGAGGACCATGAGCATCCGACGCAGAAACCTCTCTGGATCATGGAGACGCTCATCCGCCAATTCACAGACCGAGGCGAAACCATCTTGGATCCATTCATGGGTAGCGGCACGACCGGCGTAGCAGCCGTCAAGCTCGGCCGAAACTTCATCGGTTTTGAGCGCGACCCGAAATACTTCGCCATCGCGGAGCGGCGGATCAAGGCGGCGCACGAGCAGGCAGAATTACCCTTCGAGCGGACGGCGCCGACGGGGAAACAGCAGGGATTATTCTAGAAGGAAATTTCTTGCACTAAGGCGCGCGATGGGTAGAATGGAACAGATGTCATTTTTCAGTCAGACGCCAGACTTCCGTCCCGCGCCGGCTCCGGAGGTCAAGCGCGACCCCGATCGGTTGCGTTTCTTTCAGCGCGAAGCTGTCGATGCTCTGACGTCTGAACTGCAAGCGAAGCGCTCAACTGTTCTGCGTCTCTTCTGCGGGGGCGGCAAGACGCGCACGGCTGCCGCATTCATTCGAACGTGGCCCGGTCGCGTCCTTTGGTGCGCCGCTACTGACTTCCTGCTCGAGCAGGCCCGGCGCACACTGGAGGAAGTCTGCGGCGAGCTGGTTTCGTTGGAGCAAGGCAAGTTCTACGCGGACAGTTCGCGGATCGTCGTCGGATCAATCATGACCCTGAAAGACGAGCGGCTACTCTCGCACGCTCCCGATAAGTTCTCGCTTGTCGTCTTCGACGAATGCCACGGCATAGCCGCAAACACGCCGCGCGCTATCGCTGCGCACTTCGCCAGCGCAAAGCTACTCGGCCTTTCAGCGACGCCGTTCCGCATGGACAAGCGGCCCGTGGTCGGCGACAGCGCCATCTTCGAAACGATCGCCTTCTCGCGAGACATTCGCTTCGGCTTGGATGAGGGGTACTTTGTCCCGTTCGAGCCGATCCGGCGCGAGATCAAGAGCATCAACCTGGACGGCGTTCGCATGCACGGCGCAGATTTCAAGCTCGGCGATCTGGAGAAGGAGATCGCGAAGGCTGCCGCGCCGATCGCAAAAATCGCATGGGAAGAATCGGAGGAAGGCGAGCTAGAAACGCTCATCTATACGCCGGGAGTCGCGAGCGCGAAGGCGGTAGCGGATACGTTCTCCGAGCTGGCTCGGGCGAAGTGGGGCGAGCGTGCTTGCGAATCGATCGACGGAGAGACGGATCCGGCGCGGCGCAAGCAACTGCGGCAGGAATTCGGCGGCAGGCTTCGCGCGGTAGCTAACTGCAACCTTCTCACGCAAGGCGTGGACATTCCGAACTTGCGTTGCGTGATCATTGCTCGGCATACGAAGTCGGCGTCGCTATTCGAACAGATGGCGACGCGCGGAGGACGGCCGTTGCCGGGCCTTGTCGATCATGAGGACCGCGACGCGCGTCTGGCAGCGATCGGAGGAAGCGCGAAACCTAGGTACAGACTCGTTGACATCGCGGGGAACGCCGGTAGGCATGTGCTTTCGGGAGCCGTCGATCTGGTTGCGTCAAACCTGACGCCGATCGAAAGGCGCGCTGCGGAGAAAATCGAAGCGACGCGCCGAGGACTGACGGCGGATCAAGTTGTCGACGAAGCCCGCAAGGCGAGCGCCGAGGAAGCGAAGGTCGCGCTTGAAGCGGAGTCGAAGCGGATCGGTGAACTAGCGGCTGCCGCAGAAATCGAAGCGACGCGCCAGACGTGGGATCCGCTCAAGCGCCTCGGAGTCGAGGACAAGATCGAAGGCATCGAACCGACATGGGCGAAGCAGCCTCCGACGCCGGATCAACGGAAGTGGATGGAGAAAAACAAAATCAAGTTCAAGAACCAGACGCGCGCTTCGATCTTGAAGTTGCAACGCGAATCGATGCGCTGGCTCCGAGAAGGTCTCGCGAGCCTTGGGCAGCGGCGCGAACTGGCGCGACAAGGGTTGCCCGTCGAAATTTCGTATGGCCTCGCCTCCCGGATCATGCTCAAGATCCAACAGTGCCACTACAACAAAAATGCTTGGTTGCCGGCGGTTCAGACCATGATCGCCGATGGGCGGCAACCGGGCGAGGACTAGAAAGAAATTTCTTGACTGCGGCAGAGGAAGATCGGAGGATTGGCGACATGACGGCAACGCAAGCAGAGGTCGCGGAAACGGCGTCGGCGCTTAAGTTCGCGCGCTGGTTTCTGCGCAGCATTCCGGACGAGTCTCCGCGCGCTCCGACCGCGCGCCTTGCGCTTTCGCTTGTCGAAGCGGCGGCAGCTCGGGTTATGTGGTCGTCGATGCGCCCATGGGATCGGCGCTTCGTCACGCGGACCATGGAACATGCGAACTGTCTGATCGCCGGACTGGCGAATCCGGTGCAATGATGGCGGGGACCGCGGGCTCTAGTGGGGGACGGTAGGCCGGGCGGCACCCCGGGGACGACAGATAAGGGAGGAGCGACGCGATGAGCAACGAACAGCGGGACCCGAGGATTGTGGTCGGGAGTAGGTGGCAGCGCAAAGACAGCGGCAACGTGTGGGTCGTGACCAGCGTTGATGACGATGAATTCTCGCCGGTCAATATCGTTGCGGAAGGTAAGACCCTGGCGGGGGCGGCCAGCTTCCGGGACATGGCCAGAGAACACGTCTACCTCGGCGGCCCTACCCCAGAAGCCCCAGCGGCCCCCGGGGAGCTAAGGGAGGAGGAGTGGGAGGTGGACCCCGTTCAGCCGCCGCGTTGGGAAGCTGGCTACGCGAAGGTCGGGCAAGTCTACACAGACGAGCAGGGTAGGCTGGCGCGCGTCGTCGACTGCAATGCGAACAACACGCACCTCGAAGGCCAATTCTCAGCCCGCTGGGGAAACTGTCCTCAGAACATCTCCAAGCTCATGCGCCGCAAGACCCCGGTCACGCCAGAGGCTGGGAGGGCTGAGAAGCCGCGCATCCATGGCGAGACCACTAACTGCATTCATTGCTTTGCGGCGGCTACCTGCTGGACGGGTCACGTCGTCAAGGGCGACGTCCATGTCATCGCAGGGTGGTGCAAGCCCTGCCACGCCGCTGACGAAAAGCTGCCAATCAACGTTCCGCCCGGGAAGACGCTGGGTTATTCGGGAGAGTGGCGCCCCGAGTATGGCTGGCGAGAGATGCGCCGATTCGAGGACCAGCAACCCGAGGCCGCCCCCAAGACGTGCGGGCCCGCGTTCGCCTGCCGTCTCGGCGAAGCCTGCTCGCACCACAACCCGAAACCCGTCGCTCCCTTCGCTCCCAGCGTCGATGACTACGACCTCCTGCCTGACGCGGGCATCCTGGCTGGGGGAGTGTGGAGCTTGAGGGGGACCCGATGAGGCGAGAGATTCTGGACCACGGCTACATCGAGGCCGTAGAGCATTGGGGCAGCGACGAGCGAATCATCGAGGCCGCGCGGATGTCGACCGGGAAGGGGTTCAAGGGCTGGGGAACGCCTGACGCTCCCGGGGACGAGAAGCTGCTGAGGTTCCTCTACGAACACAAGCACGCAACGCCCTTCGAGATGGCCGGTCTGGTCATCGAAGTGAAGGCGCCGATCATGGTCTATCGCGAGTGGCACCGGCACCGAACGCAGAGTTACAACGAGATGTCGGCGCGCTACACGCCGCTTCCCGACGAGAACTACGTCCCGACGGTCGAGCGGCTACTCATCAACAGCAAGACGAACAAGCAGGCGGGTACCGTGGCAGGCGCGGCGGAGTTGACGCCGGGGTACGCGGAGCACTTTCGCGAGTCGCTGGCGAAGATGTACGCGGATCAGGAACTGCTCTATCGGGCGGCCCTGGAAATGGGCGTTCCCAAGGAGCTGGCCCGCGTTCACCTTCCCGTCGGCCGCTACTCGCGCATGCGGGCGAGCGCGAACCTTCGCAACTGGCTCGCATTCCTTACGCTCCGGATGGACTCGGCGGCGCAGTGGGAAATCCGCCAGTACGCCAACGCCCTGGGCGACATCATCGCCGAGAAGTTCCCGCGCACCTGGGAGCTGTTCCGTGGCTGATGCCGTCGACCACCCGGCCCACTACGGCGGCGCCGACAACCCCTATGAAGCGATCAAGGTCATCGAGGCGTGGGGGCTCGGCTTCAACCTCGGCAACACGGTCAAGTACATCGCGCGCGCCGAGCACAAGGGAGCGACGGTCGAGGACCTGAAGAAGGCGCGCTGGTACCTGGACCGCGAAATCAGCAACCGGGCCGGGCGCGGCCCCTCTGATAGGAAGATGACGTGATGGAAGCATTCCACAACGACCGAGCAGTAAAGGCGAAGTACCTCAAGCGGGTTCGTGCTCATGCGAAGGCCGACAGGTTGATCCAGGGAATGGGCTGGGAGAACGGTCGAGGGTGCGCCATCGGCTGCACGTTGGAGAACTACGACCACTCTCGCTATCCCATTGAGCTTGGCGTCCCCCTCGAACTGGCGCGGCTGGAAGATTGCATCTTCGAGCGGCTCCCGAAGGCGGACGCGATGAAGTGGCCAGCTGCGTTCCTGTCGGCGATTCCGGTAGGGGCTGACCTGTCGATGGTATGGCCTAGATTCGCGCTGTGGATGCTGCGTGGGCTGCCGGAGCTCACGCGGCCTGACGTCAAGGCGGCGGTCGATGGGGTAGTGACGCTCTATGAGCAATGGGTGGACCTTGGCGTCAAACCAGCGGCCGAGAAGTGGCGCAAGGCGCGATCCGCCGCCGCCTACGCCGCCGCCTACGCCGCCTACGCCGCCTACGCCGACGCCGCCGCCGCCGCCTACGCCGCCGCCTACGCCGCCTACGCCGCCTACGCCGCCGCCTACGCCGCCGGACGGCTGGCCCGTCGGAAGTTCTTGCAGTCCGCGTCCAAGGAACTGCTGCGGCTGCTCAAGACGGCGCAGCCCACCGGAGAGACAAAGCCGTGAGCCCCGAGGACCTTGCGGAGCGACGGGTGTTGCTTTGGATGCTTCGCAAGGTCCTAAGCGATGAACCATGGCTCGGAGTCAACTTCGACTATTGGTATTTCCTGCTGCCCGATCAGGAAGCGGGCGACATTCCGGTGGCCCAAATGCTTGAGAGTGCCGCCTACGCCTGGTCTCGCGGCCCTCGTACTAGAGGAGGGAGGCGGTGACCTGCCTGTGTTCGCGTTGCTTGGCTCAGATGTCGCCACGCCACGCTTTCGCCTGCCTCGTCTGGAACCGCTACTGGCTCTACCGTCTCACGCGCACCCGGAGGACCACCCCATGACCACACCCGCAGAGATGAGCCTGCCTGAGCTGCTGGAGGAGGCCGCGAAGCACTACGACATCGCCTGGGACAACAAGGCCGGTGACGCTCCGAAGTTCGCCGCAGCCCTCCGAGCCCACGCAGAGCGCCTCAAGGGAGGGCCGGGGCTGAGGGAGGCGGTGCTATCGGCGGCATGTCCGACTTGCGGCACGTCGGCTGGGAGCAAGTGCATACCAGCGGCGTTCGGTAGCCCCGACGGCGGAATGTTCTGTTGTCGTCGCCTCGAAGCAGCAGAGAAGGGGAGATAGACCATGGAGACGCCGTTCATCCCGACGCCAGAACTTTCCGCTACCGCCGCAAGGTGGTGGGCCGACCGATGGGAGCAGCCGGCGAGCCGAGAGAAGTTCTACGACGCATTGCTGACGCGCATCAGCGAGCCCCTTGGCTTCGCGGACCTCGACGCCAAGATGCACGATCTCGGCCGTCCTACGGATGAAAGGAACCAGAGATGAGCACCGAAAACAAGGGAGGCACCATCCTCATGCCCGACCACGAGGAAAATGCTCATCTACGCTCCCAGCTCTCTAGGGCTGTAGGGCTGCTGAGTGAGGCCCGCGAGGATGTCTACGCTCTGGAACGTGAATACGATCCGCCCGGCACACTACACGACCTGACCGGCAAGATAGACGCTTTCCTAGCCGATCCCACGCTCCCCAGGGAGCCGACGAAGGAGACACCATGAAGACCGGAGATGACGAGAAGTCACGGAAGATGGCGGCGCTGCTGGAGGCGGCCGCGCGCGAGCGGTTCAGCGATGAGCACCGCGATAACGTTGTAGGCGGAATCTGCACGAGCATGGCCAGCTTCATTGCAGGAATCGATAGCGACAGTCGCGACGTGGCGGCATACCTGCTCCAGCGCCTTGGTAGCGTCCTCCGCCACGCTCCAATCGATGAGCTAGAGGAGTGCGCGCAAGACGGTCGACAGTACGTTCGGCCGCCGCACGGCGCATGTCACGACGTCTATTGTTCGAAGCCGGGCAAGCACCCATGCCACGATGAATCCTGTGCAGCCAGGGAGCCGACGAAGGAGGGGGCGTGAGCAACGCGATTTGTGGCAAGCAAAAGTGCGGCGAGTTCAACATGCTGGAGTGTGTTCGCGAACCCGGTCACGATGGTGCGTGCAATTACGTCGTCGACCACGCGCGCGATTACCCGTGGAACAAGAAGCCCGGCGCAGCTCTCCCCAGGGAGCCCCTCCCGGTACCAGGGAAGGAGACGCCGTGAGCGAGCTTGAGCAATTCGCCGACGATATCGCGCGCAAGCAAGGCACGACGCTCGCGCGCCTTCGCCGTCCTGACGGAACGCAGTCAGCGACGCGCGTCCGGCGCATGATCGCGCGTGCCTTGATCAACGTTCATTTGCTGCGCAACTGCGAAATTGCGCGAGTCTTGCAGCGTGGGAACAGCGCGATCCATGCCCTATTGCATCCTGACTGGCAGAAGAAACGATGCCGAGACTATCATAAGCGTGGCGTCGAAAAAGGCGAGGTTGCGACGGATCGCGATCTAGCGAAGATTGATTCGCAAATAGCGAGCGGCGAACGCTGCAAGTGCGGCCTGCTCAAACCATGTAACAATTGCCTGCCCGATTCGTGCGTCGATCTCATCTTGCCCGCACGCGAAGGACGGACGTTCCCGGAGACGTTCAGCGCAGCAGATAGCGGCCGGGGACAATGGCGCACTAGTCGTGCTAAGCTGCGCAAGTGACTCCGGAAGAATTGACAGCAGGCCACGCGAAACAGCTAGACGCGCTCGTCTCGCTTCTGACATCGCCTGAGCGGTTTTGGTGCTGGTATACTTCACGCCGCGCTGGCAAAACATCGAACGTCGCTTTCGCGCATCTTCTGACGGCGCTTGCGAACGACAATCAGAATTGCATTTACGCAGCTCTGACGCGCGGTCAAGCCAAGGAAGCTGTCTGGCGAACGATCTGGTTGCCGCTGCTTGACCGGCTCGAGATCAAACACAAGAGCAACCAGACGCATCAGCAGACGATTTTCGAGAACGGTTCAAGCGTCGTTTTCGGCGGACTGGACGATCTGCGCCATATTCAAACCTATCTCGGCAATCGAGTAGACCTTTTCACGGCAGACGAGGCGCAATCAGCGGCATCGTCGCTGCTTCGTAACTTATTCGAGGTCGTGCTACTGCCTGCAATCTCCGACAAGGCGCACGGAAAGTTTCTTTTCAGCGGAACCATTCCCGAGGTCGCGGGGGGTTACTTCTACGAAGTAATCACGGGCGGAAAGTGGTCCGTCAAGAATTGGAGCCGATGGGATAATCCGCACCTTGAGAACCAGCAGAAGGCGCTTGCCGATACGCTGCGCATCTCCGGGCTCGACGTTGGCGATCCCCTCATTCGGCGCGACTGGTTTGGAGAACTGGTTTTTGACCCGAAAGGCACCGTGTTCCGCTACTCGCGCGAACGTTGCGGGTACGAAGGTGCGCCGCCGCTCGGTCTGTCTCTCTGCGCCGCCGGGATCGACCCGGGTACGCGCGACCGCACTGCGATCGAAGTCTGGGCCTGGGATCCGCAGACGTCGGATCTCGTCTGGCATGTCGACGAATGGTGTACGGAACGCAACTCCGGAACTAGCTGGGCAGAAATCGGCGCGCAACTCAAGGCGTTCAACCAGAAGCGGCGTCTGACGTTCCCGCCGTACTACGATGCCGGCGGTTCGCAGATGACGATCGATACCTTCACGCTCGACTATGGAATCCCGGTCGTGCTCGCAGCAGAAAAAAAGGACATGCCCGGTCAGGTAGCGCGCTTCGCGGATCTGCTCGGTCAAGGACGGGCGAAGATACGGATCGGATCGGCACTTGAGACTGACCTGGTAAATGCGCGCTGGGATGGCGATGCCAGACAAGAGGGCCGCTACAAGTGGTCGAGCCACATTCACCCGGACGCGGCGGACGCGGCCAGGTATGGCTTACAGGCTTATTTCAATGCCCGGAAGGAACTGGAGGATAAGCGCACGCCTCAAGAACGCTTGCGAGACGCAGAACGCGACCGGATCCGCGAGGCAATCGCGCGAGGCCATGCCGAGGTCGGATCGGCGTCCGATTTGACGGAGGCGCTGCGCGGCGCGTGCGGGTTTGACGACATGCAAGATCGGGGCTAGTATGTAGCGTTAATGCGATCCGCTGCGCTGCACTCTCTGATAGAGACGTGGCGCCGTCGCGTGCCTGCCGCCGAAGATGACGACGGGAATTTACGTCCAGAGCATCGAGACGTTCGACTATTCGACGTTGATAAGCTCGGCATTCCTAACCGACTCGGGGAACTGGCCGAAGCGCATTCACATCTGTGTGCAGCTCTGCACCGATTCAGATTTCGATCTCGTAAGGATCGAGCCATTGTGCGAGCTATCGTTAACGGCGTTACCCACCGAAAGATCGAACGTCGGCTGAAAGTCGGGGCATCGCGGATTCAGCGTGTTTTGCGCGAGGTGCGGCTATGGGTCGAATAACACTCGCGACGATGCGTAAGAACGGCGTCAGTCGAATCAAGTTTCACCCGAGCGGAGAGATCGCAGAGGTCGAATTCACCGTGGAGCGCGAGAATATCGCGCCGCAAGAAATCCAGCAGACGCGCGTTTCGATCTCGCCTCGAATTCCGACCGCAAATCCTGCCGTGAACGTCGAGCAGGAGATCGCGATCCGGGCCGCGCAGAGAAATGCCGCGCTTCGCGAGGCCGAGGAAGATTTGCCGCCGCTGGAGGTCGACGAGAAGGATTTCCCGGAGGCAGTGGTAGAGGAAGTTCTAGATGAGCGCGCGACGGAGGCGAACGGTGCTACCGACGGCGAGTGACGCCAAGCAGTTGCGGCGCGTGTCGCTGGGATGGTGGGAGTTTCCGCCCGAGCGGACGGCCAGCGCGCTCTATGACTACGCGCTTGGCCTGGAGATGTATCAGTATTCGCGGCGCGCGCGAAACCTGATCATGTACCGGCTGGTAATGGAGGAAGAACCTCCGTTGCAACTCGGCCTTTGGATGTCTCGCAAAGCTGCGTCAGGCGTGCGCGGCGCCGATTACATCAAGCCTTATGACAACATCATTGCGAATGCGTGCTCGGTCCTCGAGAACCGGATCGGCACCGTTAAGCCGTTCGTCCAGCTTTCGCCGCAAGACGTTTCGTTCGAGGTCCGCCAGGCTTGTAAAGATGCCACAGAGGCCATCGACGCGACGTTGGATAACAATCGTTATTTCTACACGTCGCAAGTCTGCTTCAAGGATCTCTTTACGTTCGGGATGTGCTTCGTCAAGGTCTCGGCGAGCTGGGACAAGAAAGAAGTCATTGTCGAGCGCGTCTTGCCGGACGAGATTCTTGTCGACGAAATCAGCGCTGCGATTGCGCCGCCGGAAACGCTCGTTCAGCGCCGTTACATGAGCCGTTCAAATGTGTGGGCCATGTTCGGCGGCAAATACGATCGCACGGACGCGGCGATCCGCACGGCTCCGAGTTGCTTTCTCAGCGGCGCGCAAACGAATGTCATCGATGATTACCTTTGCCTGCTTGAAGCGTGGAAACTGCCGGATGTAACCGGCAAGCCGGGCCGTCATGTTCTTGCGCTGCAAAACCGTCTACTAGTCGATGAGAAGTGGACGCGCCTCCGTTTCCCGTTCGCGGTCGGTCGCTGGCAAACCGGCATCATGAACTATTACACGCCGGGCGGCGCAAAGAAGATGGCGCCCGCGCAGATCGACCTAAACGAGCGCGACGAACGAATCCGCGCATGCGAGCGCGCCGCCGCTTATCCCGGTTGGCTCGCGCAAACGGGAAGCGGCGTAACTGCCGCGACGATGGGCGCCCGTCCGAACGCGATTTACAAGTACGACGGCGTCAAACCCGAGCCGGTGTTGCCGCAGGCCGTACGTCCGGAGACCTACGAAGCTCGCGAGACGGTTGCAAAGCGCGGCTATGCATCCGTCGGAATCACGACTCAGCAAGTACAGGGGCAGAAGCAGCCCGGGGTAAATGCCGGCGTCGCGCTTCGCCTCATGGTCGATTACGAGGACGATCGCAACAAGGGTTTGATGGTCACGCTCGAACAGCTCTGCGCCGATACGGGCGAGCTGATTCTAGACGTTTGCGAGGAAATCAAACCGCAATTCAATACGACGCTGCCGCCGTCGCGCGTGATCAAGTGGGAAGAGATCATCGGCAAAGCGAAGCGCGACCGCTGGAAGCTCAAGCCATTTCCGATCAACGCGCTGGCGTCTACGCCGCCCGAACAGTTGCAGCAGATCGAGGATTGGTATGCGAACGGCGAAATCGACCGTCGCGCATACTTCCGTCTGCAACAGCTTCCGGACCTTTCGAGCTACGCCAAGCTTTCGACCGCGAGTGACGATCTGGTAGAACAGACGCTCGATGACATCGTGCGGACTGGAAAGTATCGCGCTCCGGAACCGACCTACGATACGCCGATGTCGGCACTCAAAATCGCGCAAGCGCGCTGGAACCTGGAGAAGCGTTACGGGACGCCTCGCCCGGTCATGATGCAACTGCGAAAGTTCATGAGCGTTCTTGCCGACATGATCGCGCACCCGGGTGGGCAATTCATGCAACCGACCCCGGAGCTTGCTCAGGCTCCTGGACTCGGCGCCGCCACTGCCGCCCCTTCGCAGATCCCTGCCGCGACTCCGGGCGCCCCGCCCGCGCCCGCACCGCTGCAAGTAACGCCGCCGCAAGCCGCGCCCGTGCCGCTCGCCGCATAGCGGCGGACGTTCCCGATCGGTAACG